CCAATATCATGTATAAATCTTGGTTGACCTTTTCCGGTATTCCGCTAGTCCAAGTTTTAGTTTCGCGTGGCTTTCCAGATGCAGAGCGGCCAGTCTTATAGGACTCCCTTCCGAAGTGTAACATAACTTTATCGTCAACAACCGTATAGTCTTTTTCGGTTATGTAATCCTTAACAATCCTCCTTGTTAGAAGAATATCCTCTGCCTCTTCGCCTTCCTCAACATTTTTCCTAGCCTTCAGAACATCGTTCCAATCCTCACCAGAGGGGTTAGCGTTGTATTTCTCGTATGCCTTTTTGGCTTTCTCTTTCAGGGACTTAACATCCTCAACCCCGTCCTCCATCATTCCCCCTATTGATTCTGGGTCTGTGTAGAAACGAGGCTTTACCTCATCAGGGCTTAACCCTTCAGCTCCCATAGAGTCAGTCGGAGTAATCGGTTCGGTGTAAATCGCTCCACCACCCGTTACCTTAATTGATTCTGGGTCTGTGCTCATCTCCCCTACAACATCGTCCGTAACTGTAGGTATTGATGGGCCGGACTCAGGAAGCGAAGAACCAGATAGAACTCCTTGCCCCTTTCGGAACCCGTCTAGGAACTCAGCAACTTTAACCGCCTGAGCTTGAGGAAGTAGCTCTCTCCCTGCTGGTGTGCCTGTTGTGGCGAGGGGCGATCCTTGAAGGGTGGTCTGCGTCCTTGTTGTCGTGGTCTGTGCATCAGATTGTTCTTTGGTTGGGACATTAAATGAAACGCCTGACTGGCTTGCTGGGCCTGTTGTGCTAGACATAGATCGCTCTGCCTTAACTGGTTGATTAGTTAGAAGCCACTCTTTAGCCCATGCCTCCGCAGTAGCAATGGTAACGTCCATATCAAGCAGCATATTCTTGGCTTGAGCCTCGCTGCCGTCAGCCCCTTTAATCACTAATGGCTTCCCTTCAGAATCTAACTGGTAAGGACTCCTTTGCGACTGCTGATATGCGAATATTTCTCCAGCCCTTGGGCCTGACTCATTTAGAAAACTTAACGGAACCCCCAGTGCCTTAAATCTGTCTACTAGATAATTTCTCGTTAAGACATCTTCTTTGCCCATCCAGCCATGCTTCTCCGTAGCCTCCGCTAACTGTTCGTCCCTTCTTCTGGCTGTCACGGATGCGCGGGCTGATCCCATAAGTGCTTCGTGAGTTTTCCTATTAACCCACTGGAGATCATTCATCAAATCCCCCCCCAAAGTGTCCCATTCTTTGCTTATTGCTTTATATACGGCCTCATTGTAAGTCCTTACTTTATCTGAACCGCCGGAAAACTTACCCAACTCAGATATAGCAAGCCTGATTTTCTCTTCGGCCTCTGAGGGGCTTGTGATTAGCTGGCCGCTTTTATTCTTTTGCAGAACTGTAGCCATCATTTCCCTGACAGCACCAGCCTGTTCGTCTATAGCATTTTTCTGTATAGTGTTGTTTTCCGCATTGGTCTTTGTGTCGTTGTATTCCTGCTTCCTTAGCCCAAATTCCTTAACATTAGTTTGTGAATCCATGTGGCGGGCAGCAGCCATCTTTGTATTGGAATTAGCGTTCTGTTGTGCTACAGCCCTTCCCGCTGTTACCTTATCAGTATAATCATCAACTTCTTTTTGCCTGAAATCAGCATTAGCCTGAGCTAACTTGGCGGCGGAAACTTCAGACGTTACTCTGGAATCAGCAAGAGATTGAAAGTCCTTATCTCCGTACTTTTCGCTAATTTTACTATCAAGATCGGCCTTAATCTTAGCTTGTTTTGCCGCTGCCATTTTGGACTTGGCTGATGCTTTCCCTTCTTTTGTGATAGATGTCTCACGTTCAAAGAACTGCCCAGCTAGAGCCCCTTTACTTCCTTCGTGAGCCTGTTCAAATTGTTTCAGCAACTTGGGAGCCTCAGCCATATCAGACTTATCCCAGCCCCTCTCCTTGTCGCTTTTTTCAGCTTCAGCAATTCTGGCTTTTTGTTCTTTGGAGAGCTTGAACTTGCCGCTACCATAGAAGTTTCCTCTCTCCCGTGCCTCACGTTCCAGCTTTGCCGTCGCAGCATCCTCCTGATATACCTTCCTCTGGGCTCTGGAGAGTTTCCTGTCCGACTTGTCTCTACGTCTCTGCCGCTGGCCTTCTATAAAATCCTGACCCGCGCTCCAACCTGATTCAAATCCTGCCATAATACTTTATCCTTATTTTCCTTGTAGATAGTTAGAGAACCCACCACTGAAGGTTCCTTTTCGGCCTTTCGCGCCACTCATCATCGCGCCCACACCACCCATCACCCCACCAGTTGCTATACTTGCCACACCTCCAAGAACCGCCCCGAAAGGATCACTCTGATTAGCCATTTGAGTTCCGTATATACTCGCCTGAGTGCTGTAGATGTTAGATGCAAACCCAGTACCCAGAGCACCAGCATTAGCATTCACTCCCATACCTTGCTGTAGTTGCTGACCCATTAGCGGAGCCGCACCCTGTTGAGCACCAGACACCTGACCGAACTGAGCCGTTTGAGGCATACCCATATATGCTCTAGCCATGTTCATGCGATCACCTAATAACCTCCTGCCCATGTTGTACTGAGATAAGGTTTCCTGCATCGCCGGAGCAGTGCCAAGCATAGACCCTCCTCGCGCTGTCGCTGAACGCCTGAATGTTTGTTCCGCAACCCTAACCTCCTCATCAGATAACTGAGTTCCTTTCTCAAGCTCGGCTAGGGTCATCTCAGCAAGCCTTTTCCTAACCTTAAAGCCAACAGGGTCAGACTCCTCAATCCGCTTCAATGCCTCATCAGCAAACTGAGCCCCGTACTTCTTCTGGATATCAAGAGCAGTCTGGGCCATAGTGTCTGAGCTACGGGAGAACGCCTCCAGATTTCCTACCTGTTGATCTAGGTCAGATATTCCACGGAAATCGTAATCAATAGCTCTGTCACCTATTGTAACCTGACCATGCCCACCCATCTTGGCAGCAGCCTCAATAGCTTTCCGAGCAGGGAGACTCTCCACATCGGCAATGATCCCCTCACGGTTCGCCTCGGCATAGTTTGGAGTTGCTGGCGGTGGTGGGGTTCCCTTGTTAACGGCATCAGCCGCAGCCCACCACTTATTGCGGTATGATTCAGTTATCTTCTTAGCTATATTAAGGCATTGCTCGTACATTGTGATCCTCCCAAGCGTTCATTGCATTATCATAAAGATGTCTCATGTCGTCCCTATCTAGTTTTACCATGTCTTCCACACTAATAAACTTACCATAAAGCTCCTTACCCCAGTATCCGGTAATGTAAGCCTCTGCTACCTCAGGGGAATAGTCTGTTATAAAAACAAAAGACCTTCCTAGTAGCGATCCGTTAATATCAAACGCACTCCCTACATACACCCCTGCTGGTGCTACTTTCTCCATTAGTATATTCGCAGTCGGAACCTTGTCCTGATACTGCCTTCCTTTTATTACTGGGCCGCTTATTTCCATATAAAACCCTCTCAATTAATTCTGGTGGAATCCTTCTTCTCTTACCATGTCTAGTAGCGAATAGCTTGAGTTCTCTCCAATCGGGAGCCCTTTTTTCAAGCTCATCGATGATAGTGTCCACGACCCACCTTTCCGAACATATAACGTCCGAGAGGTAGAAACTGTCGCCCTCTGGGTTGAAGGGTTGCCAATGCCGATCCAAGTCACTTTCATTGATTCTGAATCCCACTCCCATCCCGACCAGTACACCAGCCTCCTCGACGAGACAGAGACTTCCATTTTCGTGGTGGAACCTGAGGTATATGCCCAAGATATTGTCCGGCCATCCTCCGAAACAGAGCCCTCTGGTGTCACTCCCCCGACAGAAGCTAATGATATCAGCAATTCTAAATCTTGTGGCGTCGTCATCAGTCATTTCTCCAGAGCCATTGTGTTCATATAAGCACTTGCCTTAATAGACCTAACATGAAGATAGCCGCTAGACCAGTGTGCTATAAACTGAATCTCATTAAACTCCCCCTTAGTGGTTAGATTATACGACTTATTAATCACCCGAACTGTGGGCAGATTAAATGGCATATCTATAGGTAAAGCGTTGGTGGTTCCGGCATTAGACATCCCCTCATCCATAGCAATCTCAGCAGAGCCGCCAGCACCATCAAGAGTAGTCAGAAAGGTTCCGCTTGCCGACCCTGCGATATGCCCCTGAAGCTCAACATCAACATGATTCCCCAGCTTAGGAGATAGATAGTCGCCAAACACATGAGCCCTAGTAACCAGCTTGGAGGCATAATCAGTTCCATTATCCTGAAATGTAGAGATTGATTCTGACGACTCGGAAATATAGTCAAGCCATGTAGATACATTCCCAGAGCTATCTCCCATTATCATTTTAGGAAAGCTGGAAAACCCAGACTCAGAAAAGCACAATGGAGTCCACCCAGTCCAGTACCCAGACCAAGACTTAGTTATAGTATTAAAGACAAGAGTATAATTAGGTGTGGTAGAGCTATCAATGGGAACACTTATTATGTATCTATTATTCCAAAACTTAGCGCAACTCTTTGAGGCATGGCTCCAGTTAATCCTCTTTATGTAGTCATCAACAGGTATGGATATAGGCTCGGACACGGAAGATTGAGCACCGGATAAAATAGTCCTGACAGTCCTAACTCCATCTCTAGCAAGAAAGAAAACATCTGCCCCAGCCTGTGCTATGGTTCTGTGACTCTCACACCCAACCGTATTATCAATCCTGTGAACATTCCAGTTGGCTGCTGTTACCTGTGAGGGGTCTGTGGATATGACATGAATAGACCTCTTCTTAAACACAAGCAGATTAAAGTTATACCAGCTAACTATTCCGACAATCGGATCGCCCTCACCACCTCCAACCCTGAACTGGAATGATGAGCCCCAAGTGCCCCCATCCAAAAGATCACTCGCAGCCACTTCATCATCGTAATTCTCAGTGTTGGCAGCGAATAGCCTGTTAGTGTGAGTCACCAGATACTTGCTCTTAGGGGCTGCTGATACGGAAGTGCATGATGTCCCACCGCCAACGTAATAGGTAGTGTCTGGGTCTGATGAAGTCTCACCGCTGGACATATAAACCTTATCAACCAACTGAGCAAACTCGACATTGTTTGTTGCCTGAGGCGAGTAGCCAGATACGGATGAGAAAGAGGAGCCAGTAGACTTATAGAGGACTCCGTTGGATACAGCCAGTATCTCTTCGTAGGATGGAGTGTCAAAGTAGCTTAATCCTAAGATGGGATCGGTTAATGTTGAGCCAACCAAAGATGTCCCTCGACGGGTGGTTATAGCACCAAACCTGTCTATGTCCATGTTCTTGGCTTCTGAAAACTGAGAGTCCTTTAGGAGATTTGCGCGTACATTGCTTACCTGACCGCCTATGAAAGTGCCAGTGAGGTCGTAAGCAAGCTGGTCGTCAAGACCGTCATTGTAGTGTACGGGCATTATAAGAAGTCAGTTGTGTTCCAATCACTCTTAACCTCCGGTATTATCCTTGTGTTTGATGCAGCTTGGTGGTTCTCCATGTCTTTAGCTATCTGTAGCTGGGAGGCTGCTTCTTGATATTTCATCTGAGCTTTCTGGTACTGACGTAAGTGCTCAAGCATATCTCCCTCAACGAAAGCAAGCAGGGAGTTATCTGTGCCCTTAATAAGCGGAGAGTCAGAGTCTCCAAGGGACGTAATCTTGAGTTTTCCCAGAATAAGGAGCGTCTTGGATTCTTTAGGTTTTCTTAGTAATTTAATCTTCGCCGCCCCAGAGCTACTCTTTGCTGTTACAATAAAGTTAACCACTTCTCCTGAGTCATTGAAGAGGGTTGGGTCTATCTGGAATACTGCCGAGTAGTCAACAGGAGTAATTTCCTTATCATCCCATACTGCGGCAACAGGGAAGTCAACAGTTGAGTCAAGGGTAACTTCCTGAGTGTCTATAGCTACCGTGTATGATGTTGTGCCAAGACTCTCCCTCCACAACGCAGAATCCCATATCATCTCATATCTTCGGTCAATGAATGACTTCAGTAAGTTAAGGCTTCCTTGGTCGGTTTTCTGAACCTTATCTGCCACAAATTGCGCTAATGCTGCCTTGGTCATATTACTCCATTATTGCTGAATTTCCTCGGCCAGAAAGTAAGAGGTAGACCGATACTCCGAAGTGCTTACCCCTCCTGAATCCCCGTCACTGTCCAGACTGTATTCCCTGTTCAGATAGATATGGTAATTAGGGTGAACGGTGTAAATCACTCGGTAACGAACGCTTGTAGATGCAGGACTATCAATGTAATGCCAAGTTGCGCGAGCATTGGAGCGTTGGTCATTCCCATGATGATTCGTGAAAGAGCACCGGACTCTAGTTGACGCTGCATCTCCTGTGGGAAGGTCAGTCCAAGTTGTCCCACTATCAACAGTTCGTTGAACACGGACACCTACGGCAACTGTACCATTATTGGTGTCCGTTTCTAAATCAACAGTCAGCTTAACTTTACTGCCGCTTGCTACGGTTAGGCTCAAGTCCATACTGTCACTGTTATCATCCTCTACAAGCCAGAACGCTTCTTCGTCATCAGCAGAACCCACAACAGGGTCAACACCCCAGCTTGAGTGGTTATAAACCTCTTGTGTTCCGGTTAGCATAGCCTGTGCAAATGCTGGGACAGCCAACGTAGACCAAACCGGATTCGCCCCTGTGCCTTGGGTTTTAAGGAATTGTCCATCAGTCCCAAACCCTAACCTTGCTGGCGCACCGCTTCCTCCATAATAGAGAATATCCCCCTGAGTGCCGTCCTCCAGTTTTGCGAGAGTGATTGCATTGTCAGCAACCTTAGCAGTAGCTACGGAATCAGTAGCGAGCATATCGGAATTTACTTGTACCTCCGAGACAGTGCCAGCAGTGCCAGCCCCAAGAACCCTATTGTCAGTAACGGTGTCCTGAATCTTAGCATAGGTTATAGCGTCATTAGCAATATCACCCGTTGCAATTGTGGCATCAAGAATCTCCGTGGTAGTCACCGCACCACTGGCTATTTTTGCAGTCGTTATAGAATTATCATTTATGGTGGCGTTCCCAACAAGATTATTAAGGTTACTGTGATTAACCTCATCTCCACTGCTATATGTGTGTCCACGGCTTAAATCTGGCATTTTATTCCTTCTTCTTCTTGGCTAGTGCCGACCACACCACACCGATAATTGTAATCAAAGCACCTACAAGTGCCTCTATCTCAGTCTCAGCCACAACACCCTTTGCCACCAGTGCTCCACCGCCAGCAGTTAGTATGTGTCTAATTACTCCATTTAATATACTGTCTTTCTTCATATTATCCTCTAGGCTTTCTCTTATTGTTTTTTGCTTTAGAGGCTTCTGCATACCCCTTCTTTGTGTACGGGAAGTTCTTAACCTTTTTCTTTCCCGCCTTATTAGTAACCGTTACCTTTGGCATATCTTAATCGTCCTTCATAAGTTTAACAATTTTTACAGCAGTCCAAACACAGGTTAGAACAAGCATTAGTATCTTTAGAACCAATTCAAAGTCAGACAGGGAAACAGTGGCAAGCACGCCTCCGTTAACTCCGAACACTTTCATCCATTCCAAATCATTCATCATCACTCCACCCGAAGTATCCTAAA